TAGTACTTTAGCACATCACAGTGGTAACGCGTTAACGTGGTAAAGTGTTAAAGTTCCCACATGCGCTCGTCTATGCACTGGAATTATTATTAACAGCACAAGTTTTAGTTAATATAAAATAGTTGTTGACAAAATAGTTATTTCATGCTATACTTTATTTAACAAATAAAAAGGAGGGTCAAGGAAATGACTATTAGAAATTTACGGGATATGTACATTGGTTGGAAACTGAACTCGGAAGTACGTGTTATAAGGGAACTACGCTGATATACGAAGGTGGTTATCTTTATATGCCAAAGGAAGTATTAAATTTTAAGGTTCACAAGTTTGATATGAAGGATGCTGGTTTAGTTATATTTATAATGGAGAATGAAGAAGCATAGAAAGGAGTAATCACATGACATTAAGAAAGCTATTTGAAATGTGTACCAATTGCAACGAAAGGAAATTTTTCAAGGTTATGATTAACGGCAATGTCGAGGTATTACCAATCTTGGACGGCCTAGAAAAATACGGAGAATACAAAGTTTATTGTTTTGCTATCCGTGGCAGAATCATAGAAGTGATCTTGATGAGAACATAGAAAGGAGAATATTATGACATTAAGAGATGTATTATTAGCATGTGGCAATCTGAAAAACGGTTCAGTGGTTATGATAACAGATATGAATAACAAGAGTATCTATCAAGATACAGTGAGTGGCTGTTTTGAAAAAAATTCCGCATATATGAAAATGGAAGTAGATTATTTCAAAATCTTCTTTCATAAGAACGGTGATAAAATCATATGCTTAATTTAAAAAGAGGGCTATAAGCCCTCTTTTATTTAAAACAGGATTGGCTGATAGTACATACTTCCCGGCTCTGTTGTACATTTCCATGTCCCTCCAGCAGGCACAAAGAAGCAAGGCGCATTTCCGATCGGTTTGTCACCTGTGCCGTCATTAACGCTGAATCCCTCACCGCCTGTCTGATAGGCGAGCACACAATAGTTATCAGATGCCTTGTGCGCCGTATTCGCGGTTACATCTCCTACACCAGTGATTGGCAATGATTTAGGACTATTATAGATACTAGCATCAACATTAGAATATACTTTTATGCTAGTAGTTCTGATATCAACGCCTCCTCCGCCGCTGAGTACTGCGCTAGGTGTTCCTACGATTCTAGCAGTGATATAGCTGTCACTAAGCTGACTTTGTAAATGGATTTCACTGCCTTTGTTTCCCTGCAGAGTGGCATCGAATATTGAAATATCACGACCAGTCGAAAAGTAAATACCGCTTGTGTCGTTGTTGTAGAAACTACAATTAGCCAGTACGATTCCCGATCCTGCGATATCAACACCATTATAGCTACTTTCTCCGATGCAATTGATCAGACTAATATTATCTTTAACTGTATAACATCCCACGGCGGTAATGCGATAACCATGACAGTTAATTGCCTTTGTTCCGTACGCCCACGAGCTATCAGTGGTTTCAAACACGATACCATAGGGGCTGTTTGAAAAATCAACATCCTCAATACGCGAGTCACTCGGCCCTCTGAATACCATAGCGGTTGATATATTGCGCTGTATTAAGCAATGTGAGATGAGCGATTCCATTGTACTGCCACTAGGGGCAAAGCCTGTTGATTTGTTGTATTCGCTGTATAATCCGGTGTGAAATTTTTCAATAAAGCAATTTGTGATTCTATACCTGTACCCGTATACAGCGATACCATATCCAGCATTTTCTGTATTAAGTCCGGTCAGATGTAAATTGGCGATTGTAAATCCATATATTCCCGCTTCCGTTCCTGTTGCGGTTTTACTGAAAAAATCTTTAGTTACAATACCATTGATTGCTGAGACGTTGAGAATAGTATCAATGCAACTTTGCCCGATCAGCACACATCCACTATCAATTATTAACGTCTTATCAACTTTATAAAGTCCATTTGGGATATAAGCGAAATGGTACTTATCAATTGTATACTGTATAGCGGAGCTGGCATCAGTAACACCCGTATTATCAGCCCCGTGCAGAACAACGTTAAATACGCTATTTGCCAGCAGTTTACCATCTTCCGACATCTGTTCCACAGTGCTTTTGACTAGAGGTGGTGTTATTTCTGCCACTTTTGCATCAATGTGTTTATCTACATTTAAAACATTGTTATTAACCTCGGTAACATGTTTATCAACCTCAGTAACATGTTTATCAACTTCGGCAACATGATCATCAATTTTATCAACGTAATCTTTCTGACTACGCATCTGCTCAACAATCCAGTCGAGGTTCAGTTCATGAAAATTTGTGTAGGGAAATTGATCGAATAATCCCATTTTCGCATCCTCCTTTAATAAATCCGTAAACAGAAACGCTCTTTAAAATCATTGATGATAAAATCAATGATATTGAACATGGCAATTTCACGTTCCGCGGTGATCATCTGTTGAGTCATAGTAACACCGATGTTACCCGTTTCTCGTTGCTCATGAGTTGTTTCACCTGTATTACTGTCATTTGTTTCACGTGAAACATCATGTTTTTCATCTCCTGCGTTTGTAGTTGTTTTCTTCCCTTTGTTTGTGACGTTTCCTTTTCCGGTGAACTCTTCGTTGCTTTCCGTTGTGCTATTTTCACTAGAGGTACTGTTTGTCTTGTCCCTGTTCTGAAAATCCGTGCTGTCATAAGCACTGACCTTTCCGGTTGTTTCATCATTTCCAGCGCGGGTATTTGTGCCGGCACCAGTTGTTGTATTTGTCGTGGTGCTAGTTGAGGTATAATCATCAGTGATTGAACCGTCCTCGCTGGTTGTTTTTGTTCCTTTTTCCATTTCCGTTTTAGTTCCGCTTGTGGTCTGCTGTTCCGTCCACGTAGTTTTTCCATCTTTGTTCCAGATTGGATTGTACTTATAGCAGATCGTGTTAAACATTTTCTGCCACACGGGTTTCTCTTTTGCAGACCATATAGTGATGATCCTCTTTAATGCGTCGGAGTCTGAATACAAAATTTCAAACTCAGCACATTCGACCAGCAGATTTTCTGTTACGGTCTGAGGGTCAATGGTTACATCGGTGTAGTAGGAATCCTCGTAACTGGACGGTATTCCGAATTTGTTCGGTAAATTTTCAATCAAACCATTCAGAAGGGATTCGTCATGGTTATACAGTCCCAGTAGACTCAATGTTGCCATTTTCCTCGCCCCCTTTATATCTCCAATTAACATCCAGTTTGATTCCAAACATCTCCCGGACTTTCTCACAGGATTCTTTCAGCTCTTCCAACCATAAATCGCATTTGGAGTGGGTTTCAACTTTATTTGCGTTGACCTCATCCGTGATTAAGCGTTCCTTTTTGTCCGTGTTCGCATTCGGGATGCCTATGTCCGTGCAGAACATAGCTTCGATTTTCCGCATATCCGAAAGCACTCTATCCGCAATGTAGTTCTGACCTACGTTCTGGTTGAACATCTGCCAGTTCGCCTTGCCGTCGTCCCGGAATAACTGTTTGTCAATCACAGCCGCCACATTTCCAGCGGCAATCTGATCATACAGCTTTTTGAATGTTTCCGCCATTGCTTTATTTTCTGCGGCGAACACATAAGCAAGTTTACTGTTCACAAGATTCATTCCTACTGATTCCGCACACAGGGCTAACATATCTGCATAATAGGTAACAATATCCATGATGCCGCCGTAATCCGGCTGTAGCCGAACCAATTCGCACTGCAAACCAATCCGCGGTTCTAGTGTCCCAGATAGGAGTGGGTTTGTGATGATCGCGTTGGTCGGCTGATACATTACATCATACCCCCGCAGACCACAGGCCTGCGGGATCACGCCGTATCTGTCTGTGTTGACTACAGCGAAAAAGCCCCAGCAGTACAGCGTATAGAGGGTATAGTTCTTCGCCCATAGCGGCGGCATTTCCCATTTGAAGACACTCATTGCTTTCTGTAACAGATATCGTTGAAAATAAAGAGATAAGCTGGTATTCCGGCAATGGACGGTACTCGGTGAAATCACCGAGTTAGCCGCATTGATATAATCTGCCGAAAAGGGTATGCCGTTATACATTTCTTCTATCCCTCCGTTTCTTTTTACTGAGAACCGCGATCAGAAACGTTGTTCCCGTTCCGGGTGTAGCCCCGGTGCTGAGGAAACGATAAATTAACACTGCATTGTTATAACGCTCTGCTTCGCTGAGGTAACGGTTACCTTTTGCCCAGGTCGTGATGGATGTGTCATTTGCATGTGCGATGATGTAGTTATAGCAGTTCTGCGCATACTGCACACGGGCATCCCACGAACTGTCATGGATTCCTTCCCAGCCAATGTTCCATGCGTGAGTCAACGCCGCAATATCTGTGCTGTCACTGGTTAAAAATTCAGTCAGATTTTTGTAGGCAGATGCTTCCCCAGTGCTATACCAGACGTTCTCGTGAATCAGATAGTTTAGCTGACCCACCCCATCATCATCGGCGTAGCCGTTGTTCATTAACCATTCATGTAATTTGTAAAGTCGTCCATGGGTGTCTCCTTCTGTATTTGTCCACTGCCCTAAACCGAAACCGACTAATAAATCTGTAAAGGCTGACTGATTCAAGTCCTGCCAGATGCCAGGATTGATGCCGGATTCCTGCCAGAAATTACCACAGATAGCCGCAACTACATAAGCACTACTTCCCTTTGCTCCTACCGCACCTCCTCCGAATCTGTGACAGGTATCCCAAGTGGCAGGGTTACTGTCACCCGTGTTAATCGACACTTGTTCGCTGAGAGGTAAATGTGAGTTGTGTGCGCCCATGGTTCGGCGACCTTCGTATACCATTTCGGTATGGTTACCATAGCGGTTATTCCTTATAAGAATATCTCCCGGTTTCCAGACATCGTTGACAGGTACACGGTTGAAACCGAGTGCATCCAGAACACTACCCATATCATAAGTAGTGAACGGCCATGATTGCCCGCCGTGGGCGGCTACTACATCAAAACCAGATGCAAGAAGGGCATACCAGATGAAGGAACTGCAATCGTAATAAGTGATTCCGTTCACTGTCTGCTGATTTCTGTAAGTCTGAGAATAACCGACATTGTTTTTGTTGCAGGTGTCAATTGCCCACTGATATGACACCTGAATATTGCCCGCCATTAACGATACCTCTTGACTATAGGAAGAAGATCATTTACACATTTCTGCACCCGCACAGGATCAAAACCATCTGCTTTCAACCGCTTAATACGGTCAGTTCCATTTCCATAATTCCCGCCAATCACCAGAATGGCTACAGCTACGGTTGTCGGTAATGAATACATTTTAATCTCACTCATAATAAAATCCTCCTTCTAAAAATTCTTTCACCATTTTCTTTTCCGGTTCGAGCGCGGAAAAATTGATTGCTCCGTTTTCCACTTTCACATAGCCCGTGCAATCAGAAATTTTCCTGTGCTGACAGAGTGGTGAGCCGTTGTCGGCTTTGTCATAGGCGACCTGTGAAAAATAGTTTGCTTTTAGTGCAACAAAGTGACCCAACCCGATCGCCGCCATACCGCTGTTTGTTCCGGTCGTATTCAAAATGCTGTTGCTCGCTTCCATGGATGAAGCAATTCCCGAACCGGAAAAAGCACTTGCGATACCGGAAATGAGTCCACCCGCCGCCGCTGATAGTGCGCCAGACAGACCGGAAAACGATTTTTCGTAGTTGAACGTAACATTGGAAAGCTGTATAGTCACACCCACTTGCGCCTGTCCTTCATACAAAAGTCTATAGTTCCGGGTATCCTCGCCAACCTTCGCTTCGATTCGCAGGATTCCTTTTCCGGTCACAAAGTCGAATGTTGCTGTGAAAAGAACATCATCAACAATTTTATTCCCGTCCAGCGGGATCACGCCCCATGGGTCGGCTACTGCGTAGTATTCTGCAAATGGCGGGTAGCGCAAATAAACCAAGTCCTCATTGTGAGGGCGTTTTGGTCTTTTCAGTGTCAACGTCTGTGTAGACGTGGTGGAAATCAGCTTGTGCCCTGTTAATTCCGGTGTAGACCAAAACCCGAAGCCGAGTGGTGTTGCTCCCTCATCAGCGGGGACGGGAACTGGAAACCATAAGCAGGAAACCACGTATTGAAATGGATCAATGAATGCTTTCGCTACATCCCCCGCAAAATCGGTGATCTGATCCCAAGACTGGATAGAACCTAGCATGTATGCGCGAAAAGCCGCCATTTCTGTACCTGTTAATGCGTAGTATGCAACGCCGCCTGCGACCGTATCATTGTTGTTAACCAGACCTACCACATAAGTTCCTTTATCCAAGTCGGGGTTCACCCAGTCCCAAGAACCCACGCTTGAAGTGCTTTCTACACCAACGACCGTAGGATATAAGCTATCAATAATTGTCGGGTCTTGGAACGTTGCGCATCGCAGGATATAGGCGGTTGTGTCTCCGATCACTGTTTTATAGGTGGCAAGAACATCTTCTGAGAGTACAATGCGCCACACACCTTTTTCCCAGATCACATCTTGAACGAAATAATACCGATAGAAGGCGGGAATATAGGCATAGTTATAAGCAGTCACATTTTCAACAACTTCTAATTCCGGTCTTATGATAGAGGTGTTGTCTTTTAGGACGGCTTGTACAGTGAATCCCCCCTCAGCGGGGGGATTTTTTGTACTGTTGAGCCGTTTGGAGAATGTATAAAGAGTAACTGATAATGCCATGTTTACTCCTTTCTTTCATGTTTCATGTGAAACATTATTCATCAGATGGATTGGCAACGTAGAATACAATCGCATTTTCCGTGAAATCATTCCAGTAACGGTCAGTAAAGTGCCAGAACTGGTTGTAGTATCCGCCACGGGCATTAAACGGACTGGGCTGTGACCATTCATTTACGGTTGTGTAACCCGCCGCCTCCTCATCAAAAAGAACACCGAATACATTTCCGATATCTGTATTTCCGACAGTGTTCAAAGTTCCATCTTTGTTTAACATCACAGGTTTGTTTTGAATCTGAGATGGATTCAAAGCTGACTGCCAGAAATTGACTCTTTCGAAATCAACAAGCTTAAGGAAGTCCGGATTGAATACGGTCGAATATACTTCTGAATTGATCTTATTGACCAGATCTGTGTAGAGATAAAATTTCATCCTGTCTTTCGGCGTATGCCGAATAACCGTGTAGTTCGTCAGCTGGGAAGAGAATAAGGTGTTTCTGTCTGTCATTAAATCTGCGAGCGTGTTAATCGTTGAAAACGCAAATTTTACAAAGCTTTCAAAGTTTTGCGCCTTGAAAATATCGTTGACCCCTAATGCGCCACCGTTCGTCTGGTTATACAAGGTCAGCAGATTGATTGCGCGTTTACCACCATTTGATTTCGCCATGGTATTAGCGGTGCCGCTTGTCGTCTCAGCCGCATAAATACCGGAAATCAGATTGTTGATTGTTGCTCTCGCGGTTTCCTCATGAGCCTGTTCAATCATATCCGAAGCGTTCTGCATTACCATAGAAATGAACGATGCAAACTCATCCGGTGATGAGAAAGCACAGTCTAACTGATCCTTGTAAATCGTCACTGACTTCTGATAGACGTTTGCCCCGTAGAAGTTTGTCTGTAAAACTTTCGGTTTGTTCACCCGGTACTGATCAATAGACTCCCCGTCTACCAGCTTTAACCTGTCATCATCCTCGAAGGGCTTATCAATAGTCAGCAGTTTACGAACATGATTTCCATAGCGCTGATTCGATACATTCAAACCTTTGAATTTTCGTGAGTAGGGTCTGACAGAAAAGATTGTCCTTGACAGCACCTGTGAAATTGCAGTAGTCAAGGGATCGTAGCCAGTTTTCAACGCCATCTGCGCAACGCTAACAAAAGACGCAGTATCAATCGGCGCGACATTATTCACACCGGTTGCCTGATTCGTAATCGCTGTCAGCACGGTTGACAGCTGGTCAAAAGATAAATCATTCACCATTTTTATTTTTCTCCTTTCGGGTTAATGATGGACGCAAGAATATCATCGCTTGTTTCCTGCTGTGTTGGCGGCTGAGATGAAAACAGCAACGCCTGTTTTTTCATATCTTCGCGAAGCCCCAACAGGGCATCCAAAACCGGGTCGCCAGATGTTCCAGGCTGTGCAGGAGCGGCCTGCTGTACCGGAGCGGCCTGCTGTACCGGGGCGGTCTGCTGTACCGGAGCGGTCTGCTGTACCGGGGCGGTCTGCTGTACCGGGGCGGCCTGTAAACCTGCAAGCGCAACAATCTGATCCCTTGTGAATCCTGCCTTTGCTAATGCTAGAATGTCTTCCTGTTTCATTTTTCTTTTTCTCCTTTCAATGATTCTTCCAATCGGATGAGTGCCTGTGTGTTGTTGTTTAATGCGTCAGTAACTTTCTCCATTTCTGCCTTATGATTGTCGGACTCTTTCAGCATACGCCAATACAGCGCCCCGCAACAAATGACAGGAAAACCTAAATTCTGCACCAACGTCATTATAGTGTTTGCATCCATGGACACCTCTCTTTCTTCCCGTTTAATAAAACAGGCGGTTGTATATATACCGCCTGTCGAAAAAGATTCCTGTTCCGAAACATAGAACATGTGCATCCTTCCGGGATTGTTTCTAGCACTTCCTTTTCACCTATAATTATAACACGCATCCCTCTTTTTTAGCAAGATGTTTCACATGAAACATTTTGTAAAAAGAACTTGGATGATGTAGTTCTCAAGATACAAGGAGCGTGATAGGAAAGCAATCCACAGGTAGCGATATTTCAAGCGGAAACGCACTTTATCATTTTCGCTCATGGTGTAGTTCTCTTTGAATACTCCTGACTTAAATGAGGTGACGTAGTACTCCTGTCGTGACTTGTGTCGATAGATATACATTTCGCCCACATGGACTAATGGTTTAAACTCCTTGATGTTTCTACTGCCGATGTTATCCGCTCTGTCTTTCGTGAACACGTTCTTTAATGACATCTGATAAAAGTCAGAATCCCTTGACACCAAATTGTACAATGCTGTTTTTTCTTTCGCTTCGGAAACCGGGCTGTCTTGACAAATAATCAGTGCTAGACCCCGTTCTTTATCTATCCAGATAGATGTTCCGTTCTGATACATCTTTTCCGCTCTCAGCACCAGTCCCAACGATATAAAGAGTTCATTTGCCATGTTATTGCTGTTGGCCGCACAGATCACTTTGACAGGTGCAATCCCTTTCAATTCACGGTTACGGTTAATTGTTTCGTAACAGTTAAAGAAGGCTTCTGCTTCATTTTTCAATGGTCGTTCGTGCGCTTCTGCGATAAACTCATCATAGAAGATGAGGGAGATATCACTGGCATCAAAACCACGCATATTCGAAATGGTTGACAGTGCAAGTGAATAACAGAACGGCTCTGGTGAAATAATCGTTCCTTCCATATCCGTTTCATAAAACGCACTGTTCTGTTTTGTCAATGAAACGGCCTTGAACATCCGGTTCATATCGCTCAGGACGGGTTTGAGTGGTGAAAATTCCGGTTTGGAAATCAGATCAGACTGTGTTTGTGTTCGTCTCATCAGTGCGAATTTGATCTTTCTCTCGATTGCGAATTTGCAGACACCATACGTTTTTCCAGTTCCCCGACCGCCTACAATAAATATGAACGGTACTGGTATGTTATAAATAGCCGGTATATTGATGAAACCATTACGGTCATAAATGTTCTTTTCCTTCATATAATCACCTCTATGGAAAAAAGCCCCGATAACGGAACGGGGCTTTACTTGAAATACACAAATGAGATATAGTTTTATAATTTGTTAATAGTTACTCAGCATAGGCACAGGTGATATAGTGCCGTCCTGTTTTTGACTGTCCACCAATTACCTTAATAGCGGCAATCTCTTCCCCGCTGTCTGCGAACATGTCACAGAGTACGGAAAATGCTTCGATGAAAGTCCGGCTGTTTGTTGCATATGCAACATTATCCTCAGACAGGATGGAAAGAAGGATCTGTTCATTTCCCTCTTTGTCCTTTTCGGAATAGATCATCCAGTTAAGCACCGGAACATTCATCCCCTCAGCATCTCTCATTCTACGAATCTCGGGATTCATTGACATGAGATATTTCTCTTTTACTGTAATCTTTTCACTTTTGCTTCGAATGATTTTCATTGTCATCTCTCCTTTTTCACTGCATTTTTAATAAATTCATCGGCTTCCATGGCATAGACTTCTTCCGTGCTGGAAAGCACCTTGAAACCGAGATATCCTTTATCTTCCATGAGATAATTTTCAATGCGTTCGTAGCTGGGGGTTCTCAGTGTCATGAACTTTCTTGTAACCGTTTCCTCTGTTTTCGTTTCTTCGTTATAGCGAGTCACTTCCAACAGAGTGGTTACCACTGTCTTGCTAATAGTTCCTTTCATGTTTCTGCTCCTTTCTTTGTATTGTTCTTTGTTGCATATCTATGATAACTCTCTTTTTAATTCCTGTCAAGATAATAAATTTGTTCCTTTTAAGATTTTTACTGATTGATTATACAATAGAGCATCTTGTAAAATATCTTCATATTCCTTCGTTATGCCTACTGCATATGTCGTTGGTCTAAGCACAACATTTTTCGTTATTTCTATCGTCTTGCCGTCCTTATTTTTATATTTTGTTATTTCCGGTTTGTCGTTGTAAACAGTTTCCAGTTTGCCGCAATCGCTGAATACAAAACCGGGCTTTAACACATCCAAGCCACCTTTCCTCTTTAATTCTTCCGCCCCAGCTTTTTTCGGCACTCCTGCTACCGTGATCTTTAATTTCCCGTCAGCTTCGTATGCGTACTTTTTCGCTCCCCATGTAATGAAACGATCAGCGTCTTTCTCCTGTTCATAAACTTCCATGTAATGATCCACACCTTGAGGGTCTGTAGCCCATGCGCCGTTCTCTTTAGACAACTTTATTTTTTCGTTATTGTAGATTGTGAAATCGACATCACCTAAATATTTGATAGAATCCGTGTCACAGTAAATAAACGTTCCGCCTTGATCTGTCACCATACGCATACCCCGTTCCAGTTCATACCGTGCCCATGCGGTACACCAAACACCCCAGGTGTAAGGAATGAACGCCCGTTTCATGAACTCTTCCAATAGTTCTTTTTTCGTCTTTGACGTATCAATTGTAAATTCTTCATCTTGATACAATATTGACTCTTTGACAGGGTCTTGCGCTGTCATGCCATAGATAGAGTTAAGCTTATTTTTACTTTTCATATAAAAATATTCCTGCCCTTCTACGTCCTTCAACTCTGTTTTCTTCTTATAATACAGACAAATGGTTTCAATCATAGCGGCGGGGGGGTTTCCATAGCGCGCGGTATAAACTTCAATCGGTACAATTTCGTCAATATGATACTCTTCGACTATGATTCTTAAATCCACGTCCGTAATGGAAGTCTCCAAGTAATCTGCGCTTAATATTCTCCCATTATCGAATACTCCATTTACAATTGTTCTGCACTTGTCTTTTGCCAGATAGGGACACCCCCAAGAGTAATCATTTAAGGACACTCCCTTGAATGATACCCTCATCAAAATTGCTTTTTCTCTTCTTTTCATTAGATCAATGATCTGACCTGCATCAGGAACGGGTTTTGAAATCTTGTGAAATCGGGTGACCGGATAGGCTCTGTTGCACTGAACACCCGGATAACTTGAGGAACGATCGGCGGAATGGACACCCTCAAGAATCCATCCGGCATAGAATCGGTTCGCATGTGTGTTGCCGCCGCGGAACGATTCTCTTGCTACTTGATAGACATCGAAATCCGGCTGGATTCCCATAATCCAACGGTTGCCTTCAAGTGCGTTTTTCACATCACGCCGAACGTATCCGGTTGAGGTAAGCGGGATTGTATACAATGTATCGCCATCATTTTTCATTTCCGTCTTAATCGCTTCTACAAGACCTTGCACATCGTTAATACAATATGCAAATTCTTCGTCACTTAGCGGTGTATATGAATAACGCTCCACGTTATAATCAAGATCGCCGGAAAGTTTCTTATGCTTAACGTTCATTTTGTCTGTAAATGTCTGTAAACTCATGTTTGTTTGAATGTAGGAGCATCGGAACTCAAAATGCTCAAACATTTCACACTTGCAAACTTTTCGTTTGTCCAAAGCGAAAACCTCTTCCTTTGAAAAAGGATAGATTCCCGAAAGAAACTGGAACTCAAAAGAAAGGTTATGAACATAAACAACGACATATTCCGTATCTTCCAAGTCAGATGCGATAGCCCTCATAAAGTAGTCGAAGTCTCTCCATGTTCTCCCTATCACAGTTACTTTTTCGTCAACTTGAAATTGCCAGATATACATGACGGCTTGCTCGATTTCTTTTATTCGGGTTGTTTCAATGTCAAAAGCACAAACCAGATTTTTATAGTTTTTCTTATTCCGTGAACCTCTCTTTCTTTTCACATTTCCTGCTTTTTTAAAAATCGAATAGTCAAAGGCATATACATCTGCTATCATAGTTTACTCCTTTAATAGTCGCAGAATCTCATCCGCATCTTTTGATGCAATGTCCGGCAACTTACTAATCGAAAAACGATTCTCCAACCATGAATCTAAATCTTTTGCTATAGTCGCTGGTGATACTTTATCTCTTGTTGCTTCCCACAGTTCCACTACTGCTTCCGAATCGTATTGCAAGTCTATTGCCTGTTGTGAAAGCAGTTCCATAAAGTCTACGAAAGACTGAAAGTTCTTTTCGTTGACATCATAACCGTATGATTGCAACTTTTCTATTTTCTGCTTCCTCTGTGCTTTCTGACCAGTGACGGTTGAGAGTGGATTATCAAGAAAACGGGCTAATTGAGAAAGGGCTAAAGGAATCTGCTTTTCTGTAAGTTCTGATAACTTTTTCGTATTGAAAACGTTATATTTATATACCGATGTTTCACCGAATCCGCCTTTCACGAGTCTGGTTAAACGTTTGACCGCAATCGCGCGGATTCTGGAATATTCTTTTCGTATTTCAGACGGTGTATAGTTATTCATGAGATATTGAGGATTATAATGCTCAAGTGTACCAAAACTCAATTTGGCTGATGGTTTGAATTTCGCCATTTTGTGTTCTCCTTTCTATATGTTTCATGTGAAACATCAGAAACCGAATAGATATAGCGTAGGCGGTGCTATGATAAGTAGCACCGCTAATAGCGCAATGATCATGATCTGTATCGTTTCTTTCATATATTATCATCCTTTCAAAACAACTCTCAGAAACTGTGACGTAACACCGCACATTCTAAAACGTGCAACTTCGTCTGCGCCATATTTTTCCAAACATTCGTCTACTGTTAACCTCTCTTCATATGTTCCTTTCGTGACTTCCACGCTCATAGCGCTTTTTAAATTTGAACATGCAGAATATAAATCTTTAAATAACATGCCCTCCTTCCTTTCCACATTTCGTGGGCTACTACTTAATTTTATAGTGACGTCCTCGTCAGTAACATTGAAAGAATCAACAGTTTCATCAAGTATATCATATGTAGCCGCTCCCAAACATACATACATCAATGTGTCATCATCTTTGAATATAATTTCCACTATGTCATCCACCTCAATATTATCACAACATAAATATAAATCTTTGACCTTCATAACAACCAACCTTTCTTATTAACTTATTATCATGTTCCGTCAATATTATAACTCAATTTTTATAATTTGTCAACAACTATTTTATATTAACTAAAACTTGTGCTGTTAATAATTCCAGTGCATAGACGAGCGCATGTGGGAACTTTAACACTTTACCACGTTAACGCGTTACCACTGTGATGTGCTAAAGTACTA